TAAAAAATATCTTCACTAAACTTGGATCTGAATTGTGGATTACGATTAGACTTAAACATAAGTTCCCTCTTTATTTATTTTCATTATAGACAAGCTGAAGAATAAGTTCAGCATAATGAATTACTTTCTTAATATCTTTTACTCCTTCTGATTTAGTACGATGTCGAGTTATATACTTAACGATGTTCCCTTCTAAAAAATCTAGCTTATTAGCATAGATATATTCAACAGGTTGTATCTTACAATTTTTATAGTGCTCTCCACCTATCTGTTTCTTTAGGGGTTGTTCTTTATTCAAAGCTTCTCTTATTTCTCTATCCTCTCTTATACTTCTTATAATAAAATCATCTCTATCTTCGGCCATAATATTATCCTAATAATGATGTAATTTTTTTTCTAATATGAATTAAATTTTCTAATGTTGAATGATTGATTACATGATAAGCAAACTTTCTTATATTTTTTGGTGTTAGTCCAGCATAGTCATATATAAATTCAAAATTCTCACAAGTAACACCAACAGAAGTAAAGAACCAAGCATTAGCTTGATCTCTTTGTAATCTTATTTCACTATCTTCATTCTTTAATCTAGGCTTTGATGCATCTAAAAAAGCTTGAAAGATTATAGAAAGATATAAAGATTTATATGGATCTTTTTTTGATTGTTCATGAATTTCTTCTAAAGTATTATTTAAATTTATCATTATGTTCTTGTACTGGTCTGTAAAATTTACCACCTACCCAATTGTTATAAAAAGCTGCTTCATCTGTTTCTTTTATTTTAGCTGTAAGAACATTATATTTCATTTGATAGTAACATTCATAATATTTAAGACTTCTTTTATTTTTAAACTCAGCTATTATTTTAAATCTAAAATTTCTTTTACCTAGCTTTTCTATATCTTCCAGCAGGTGAACAGAAGATCCCATGTAGATCTTCCAATTAGATTCTTTGAATTGTTTTCCTTTTTTATAATTCCAATATTGCTTACAACCAATGTAAGATTTCTTTGTTTTTTTATTGGTAATGATATAGACAAACCCAAAATTATTTTTAATATCTGGATCATGTTTATATTTCCAATGCATTTATTGTTTCTGGGACATCCGGTTCCTTTGTAACTTGAACCAGAAATCTTTTGCCCTTTGCATAATTAAATACACGTAATCCTTTACCTTGATTAGTATCAGACCAACATATATACTTATGTTTACAATAAACACAACCAACAGGAAGCCTATAATTACCAGACTTACCATCGGCAATAGGACTATAACATCTATCAGGTATCTCATCTTTCCCTACTATATTTTTAAGGTGCTTAACTCTGTTTGTTGCATTAATCATTTCCATTGACTCAACTTGAGACAGGCATATTTCTCCAGTTGATTTATCAATAACAAGAAAGGCTGCTTTATCTACACCATTAGCTTCAGCATAAGCTGAGATCTGTGCTATATATCCAAAGGGATCGTCTTGCATTAAGGTATTGGATTTAAATTTTTCAAAGCCATAGCCTGATGCTGACTTGCAATCAACTAAGACACCATCAATCATGGCATCCTGATGTCCTTTGACTCCTTCAATTTCAACTTCTTTTTGTTGCTCATTAACCTCATGTCCAGCAACGGATGATAGTAATAATAATAATTCTTCCAGAATATAACCATAAAGAAACTTTATTCTTACATGAGGAGCAAAATTTGTATCATTAACTTTAGAATTAATATCATACCATAATTGTCTATCAGGTTTTCCTATACCAGATAATCTTAAATATCCATTGCCTTCTGGTTCCTTATATAAAAACTCTTTTATATGTTCTTTTAACATATTGCCAAAGTTATCAATAAGTTTATCAACCTCACTCTCCTTCTTTTGTATAGGATCGAGATCAAATAACTTATATATATCTTCAACTAGGTTATCTATTTTTTTCATAAATATATATGAGGAGTACTCATGTATTGGTATAAGTACTCCCCATCCTTTCTATATTAGTTAAGAATTAAAAGGTATGTTAGAAACCTCATCGTTGACATACCCTCCCGGTATTACATCAAAATCATCGGCATTATACTCAACTAAGTCTACTACTTGTACACCATTAAGGTAACCTTTAACCCCACCACCATAAACAGTATACTCTTTTGGATAATAACTCACATTAACTTTAGAGCCATTTCCTATTCTTTTATTAGAAGGAAACGGATTCCTCTCGGCATCTTTTACATTCATGGCACGAAAGGCACCATCCTTAGAACGAGCATATTGTTTAAGAGTAACAAAATCTCCTCGTTCATCTTCCTTGTTTTTAATAGTCAGTCCGTCAGCTTGAGCAATCTTTTTATTAGCTGCATTAAGATTGCAAACTTCAATGGACCACTCCCCATCAGGGTTAAACTTAACATTTGGAACAATTACATGTGCCCAATAAGCTTCTCCAGAAATAATACTCATATTTACTTTCTCCTTTAGTTAATAACGGTTGATAATAACGTGCTATATTCAATAACAACAGTATAAGTGTATCACATTTTTGATTTAATGTCAATATATTTAATGTGTTTCTGCCCATGTTTTTCCTATTTTATAATCACAGTCAAGATCACATTTCATGTTAAATGTTTTTGTTGTTTCTTTCATTGCCTCCTTTGTTAGTTTACAGAATTTATTTATATCTTGGTTGGCTACTTCAAATTGATATTCATCATGAACAGATACTACTAGTTTAGCATCAAGTCCTGCTTTCCTAATTTTGTTTATCAGATATACCAACCATTGTTTACATACAATAGCTCCTGCTCCTTGTATAAGGGTATTCAAGGCAGAATACTCATGTCTGATATGTAATTGTCTACCATCTAATCCCTTAATAGTTCCTTCTTTAGCAGCTTCTTGTACATTATCTCTTAGTTCTTTTAATGCTGGAATATTATGTAAAAATCTATTAATAAGAGTTTGTCCTTGTCCAGCACTTCCACCTACTACCTTGCCTATCTTGGCTGCTCCTGCTCCATAAAGAAAAGCATAGATAAATGTCTTAGCTTGATCTCTTGTACTAAGTCCGGCCATTTTCTGATTAGCTGTATGTACATCTCCTGTTAAGACTACCTTGGTATAGTCTTTATCATTCATGTAATGAGCCAAGCACCTTAACTCAAGACCACTGGCATCTGTACCTACCAAGGAATGAGTATCAGGATTAGATACAGTCCAAAGATTTCTACATTCTTTACCATAAGGTGAATAGCTGGCTGGTATTTGAGCCATATTAGGACTATGATGAGCCATTCTACCAGTAATAGTTCGTAGGGTCAGTACTTTACCTCGTACTCTATTGTCTTCATCACATTCTTTTATCCATGCTTTTAATAATCCAGTTCTTTTTTGTAAAAGAAAATATCTGTTAAACATTTTAGCTTCAGGTATATTAATATGAGATAATACAGATTCATTTATTATTATATTACCTTTGTCTGTTAATTGTGTAGGTATCCAACCACGTTTCATAAGACGTTCAGCTATTTGTTTACGACTAGCAATATTAAATGGGATATATTTTACCTTGGTTTTTAACTCTACTTTAGTAGGTTCAAATATATCTAAAGATTTTTTCTCCAGTTCATGCTGTTCGTCTTCCAGTTTTGCTAAAAGAATAGTAGCTTCCCTTAAGTTAAAAGCAAATCCATTTTTCTGTTGCTGATCAATGATAGTTCTTATTTGTCTTTCAAGCTCATAGGCTTTAGGTGCAAATCTTTTACTTTCTTTTTCCAAAACAGATGCCACCCTCCCCGTAAGTTCCGTATCCCTGATACAATACTTAAGCATGTCTTCGTTGTAGTTTTTAAACTCATTAAAGTTTCCTTTCTCAAAGTTAAGTTTCTTTCCCCATGCTTCTAATGAATGACCACCTTCTCTTATAGGATTATAAAGTTGTGATTCAATTAAAGTATCACGTACCTGATTAGGTTTTATACGAGAACCTGTTAGTTTATTTAATATAGGAGCATCAAAGCTGATACCGTTATGCATAATGAATTGATCAATTTGGGTAGACCATCCTGCAAATTTATAGCAATCACTACCTATCCATGTTTTTATGTTTCCAGTATCAGGACTCTTAGCAACAATACAATGAATAACTTTTGCATTTAAAGAATCAGTTTCTATATCTACTATAGCTTTTGTCATGGGATGTCTATTAGTTCAGCTTGGATAACTGGTATATGATAGAATAATTCTCCTTGAGTTACATTACGATTAGCTACTTCTTTAACTTCACATGTTAACAGTACATGAGCATCTATTTTCCATGCTTTTTTACAGTCACCTCTGAAGACAATAAACATAAACTCTGCTTCGGGACATTGGTTCTGCCATTTATCTAGAAGTCTTTTCTTTCTATGAGGAATACGAACTTCTTTCCAATGGTCAGGCCACTCTCCCTGCCATATATATTTAATTTCAACTTCATATAGCTGTTGCTTTTCTACAGTAGTCTTACATGTAATATCAAAATCTTTTCTCTCAGTAGTATTAATAGTTGTTGGTACATTTTCTAATGTTTTAAACCATCTTAATATAGCTGCTTTAGCATCTCGATCTGCTCTTGCATATAATT